TCATCACTTCTGCTGATGTTGCTTCTGCTCTCGCTATGTCTGGCACCCTCGACTACTCCTCAGGTCTAAGCGGCGCTGGTGGTCCTTCCATCGGTGAAGTTGATGACACTGGTAACCTCCTAGTCGGAACCATGAACGGCAGAATCAAGGTCTATGTTGATCCTTATTCGGCAAACGTTTCTGGCACCCACTACTACGTAGTTGGTTATAAGGGTTCTTCCCCATATGATGCAGGTCTATTCTACTGCCCATATGTTCCCCTCCAGATGCTCCGTAGCATTGATCCTGAGACCTTCCAACCTAAGATTGGATTCAAGACTCGTTACGGCATGGTTGCTAACCCATTCGTTCTCAATGGCGGAACTCCTGATGCTGAGGCTCTTACCCACAATAAGAACCAGTATTACAGAAGAGTTCGTGTTGCGAACCTCATGTGATCCATTCACAAATCAACACACTGGGACCCGCAAGGGTCCCTTTTTTTGTAAATACTACATTAGGAATTATAACAATATGTCTAGCGGTCGTTTGACTAAGGTTGACATTCTCGCCAAAGTTTATAAAATGAAGACGGAGCTACATGTGAACTCCAACAGAAGATCCAAAGAATGGTGTGATGGTGCTAACGCAGCACTGAACAAAGTTCTTGATTACCTAAACGAATTTTCCTCATGAATCAACCCACCCTAGTTTTATTACTATGTCTTTCTCCGCTTGCGGCGGTATTCATTGTGATGAAACTTGCTTTGTGGTTATCTGAAACATCTGCTTTCAATAGCGAAACGCAAAAACTAAAGCGTATGCAGCACGGACCATATGAAGTATGGGACGAAGAAGAGGAGGACGATGAATGGATTTAGATAAACTCTACAAGGAGATTTTGAAAATGAAAAATACTGTTCTCATGGAAGAACCGTGTCCTCTCTATGAACCAGAGTGGGAAGAAGCAACCGAAGAAGATTGGGAAGACTTTTGGAATAACGAGGATAAAAATGGAACCAGTAACTAAATCAGAAGTTCAGGAGATGATAGATGATGCCATACGAAAGCACAATCGTAATGCTTCGATTATCAGTATGTGTGTTGGTTGGGTTGTTCTGTCTCTTTTTGCTGAAGGTCTCCTTCGACTCATTGGAGTAATACCACCTCTACTGCCATGGCTAAACATTACCCTGAAATAATAGGAGTTATTCTTTTATTCCTTTTTGGTATAACCATGATTATCCAAGGACACTTCATCTTCCATGGTAAATATGGGTATAAGCATTCGGAACGTGATAAGAAACGTTCTGCTGATATTCGGAAACAACTGGAACAAATCATCAATGCGAATGGACATTCTACAGAAGAGGATTAGGCAATTGGAAATTGCAGAAAAGATTGACGAAGCTTTGTACGAATGGTATTCGGAACAAGGGCGTCCTGTCCCACAGTGGAAGAAAGAAAAGCAAACGTGGTGGAGAGAGTATCTCATTGATTTAGGTCTCGATCCAAACAATCCATAAATACTAGGTAGCTTGGGAAGTTGACATGGCAGCTGAGTGGTATAAAGAGCAACCTAAAAATAGAAATTTTCTAAATCCAATTGGGTATTTACTCAAGTTAGAAAAATTTGAAGGTGTTGATTTCTTTTGTCAATCAGTTAATATCCCCGACATTTCAATGCCAACCACGGAAGTTCCAACAAGATTCAGAAATGTTTCTATTATTCCTGGTGGCGGTGTAAGTTTCGGGGATTTTGTCGTGCGATTTATTGTTGATGAAGACCTAGTAAATTACAACGCAATACATTCATGGATGCGTGATAATGGCAATGCAGATCAGATGTTGAGAGAAACTGTTGAGAAAGATATTTACACAGATGCTCAGTTGCAAATAACAACATCTCAATATAATCCTGCGTTTATTGTAGATTTTAAAAATATATTTCCCGTATCATTAAGCTCTTTGCAGTTTGATGCTACAATTACAGATGTTGAATATATTACTGCAGAGGTAGTTTTTAAACATCAACAGTTTTTCCTTCTCGATAAAAATAATAATCGTCTATGAACTTTGAATCTCTTCGTAATAAATTTGAACAATTGAGGGAAGAATGGGCAGAAGATAGTGCTGTCGATTTTCAATTCAAGAACAAACAATATACCACAGATCTGGGACAACTCGCGTTAGACATCCCTTTCCAACATAATAAATACTTAAACCATTACACTGACATTCAGCAGATCAAGACTTCGCTGGAATTTGAGATCCGCAAAGTGGTGAAGGAAAAACGTGAGTATTACTCTGGCGAAGCAGACGCCAAAACTTACGCCGCCAAACCATTTGGATCAAGCATCAAGACTTCAGAAAAAATGAAAACTTACCTAGAGGCAGACGATGATATCGTCAATCTTGAGGCAAAGATCAAATATCTAGACCAGATGCTTTACTGGTTGGATCAAGTCATGAAGCAAATTTCTAACAGAGGTTTCCAGATCAAGAGTGCCATTGAGTGGGAGAAATTTATCAATGGACAATAATGACACTCCTCTCCGTAAAAAAGAAGAATGAAGTATACGTAACTGTTCAGTCCGTTGAGCCCCATGTGCATATGGAGCTTGCGGACTATTTTTCTTTTGAGGTTCCTGAAGCAAAGTTTTTAAAGAAGAACCCCAGGTACAAATACTGGGATGGAACTATTCGTCTATACTCCCCTGGCACTGGTGAACTCTATGGCGGTTTGATGGAGCACCTAAAAGTGTGGGCAGATGAAAGACAATATCAGATTGAATATGAAAAAAATGATTGGTATGGAGATGTTGAAGAGACAAATGACTTTGTTTCTCCTGCTGGTATCAAAACCTTTATGGACAAGATCACCAGAACGGGAATTACTCCACGCGACTATCAGTACAATGCGGTCTATGAAGCGATAAAAAATAACCGCAAGTTACTTCTTTCTCCTACGGGGAGCGGTAAATCTTTGATGATCTATTCCCTCGTCAGATACTATACTGCTACCAACAAGAAGACGCTCATCATCGTCCCTACTACGTCCCTGGTAGAACAGATGGTCAATGACTTTAATGATTATGGGTGGAATGCTGACGATCATGTTCATAAGATTTACTCTGGTAAGGATAAGAATACTGATAAACCAATCATCATTTCTACCTGGCAATCTATCTATAAATTTCCCAAGAGATATTTTGATGACATTGATTGTGTGATCGGTGATGAAGCTCACCTGTTTAAGTCTAAGTCATTGACTGGCATTATGACAAAGCTTCATAATGCAAAATACAGATTTGGTTTTACGGGCACCCTTGACGGTAGCAAAACACATAAGTGGGTATTAGAAGGTTTATTTGGTAATTGTGAGCGTGTAACTAAAACAGATGATTTAATTCGTCAAGGGCACCTAAGTAAATTTAGGATCAAAGTGCTGCTATGTAAACATGCTCCCCAATATTTTGAAACATATCATGATGAAATTGAATACTTAATTCAACATCGTGGTAGAAACAATCTGATTAAAAACTTAGTCAAGGACATAGAAGGTAATACTCTTGTGTTGTTCAACTATGTGGAGAAGCACGGGGAACCACTTTTTGAATTGATAAATAGCACCATAGACCACGAGCGGAAAATGTTTTTCGTTCATGGTGGCACTGATGTTGAAGACAGGGAACAAGTCCGACAGATTACTGAAAATGAAAACAATGCTGTGATCATTGCTTCATACGGTACATTTTCAACTGGTATCAACATCAAACGATTACACAATATTATATTCGCTTCACCAAGTAAATCGCGTATCCGAAATCTTCAATCTATTGGACGTGTATTGCGTAAAAGCGAAGGAAAAGATATCGCAACCTTATACGATATTGCTGATGATATTGGCGGACAAAATTACACACTCAAACATTTAAATGAAAGAGTAACCATTTACAATGAAGAGAACTTTAAGTATGAGGTTATTAGAGTAAACCTTAGAGCAAATTAAATATGGAAGAAGAATTTTATGCAACATTGAAATTAGTATCAGGGGAAGAAGTAGTAGCTAAAGTCTGCTACCTTCCCGATGAAGATAAGATAATGTTGGACCGACCGCTAGCAGTTGAAAATGCTAAGCATAAAAAAGGAAACATGGAGGTGACAGGATTTGCATTAAAAGAATGGATCTCTGCAACCTTTGATAGTATGTTTGTTGTAGATAAAACTCACATCATGACCATGACCGAGATCGAAGGTGAGATTGTTGAGTTCTACGAAAAAACCCTCAACCGATTAGAGAGCGGAAAGTCTCTAGTTGGCAGAGGGGATAAATTACCCAGAAGGTCTGGATATCTAGGATCAATAAAAGAGATGAAAAAATCTCTAGAGGACATCTATAAAAAGAGCTAAAAGCTACAACCTCTCTTGAACCCTTAACAGAGTTATTCTACTAAGTTTCTGAGGTCTTGTCAAGACCCCCCTTTACATATGACCCACACGATGCTATACTTGATACAAATCATGGTAAGATAAACGTGGCATACGCAGTAATGGCAAAGAAAAAGCAAACCGAAAACTATGTAAACAACAAGGATTTCCTTGCTGCCATTACCGAGTATCGATATAAGGTACAGAAGGCAAAGGAACTAGGAAAGCCACGTCCTAGGGTAACCAATTATCTGGGAGAATGTTTTCTCAAGATTGCCACACACCTGTCGTACAAACCCAACTTCGTCAATTATATGTTCCGTGAGGACATGATCTGTGACGGTATTGAAAATTGCTTGCAGTACATTGATAACTTTGATCCTGAAAAATCCACGAATCCTTTCGCCTATTTTACGCAGATTATCTACTACGCCTTCCTCAGGCGTATTCAAAAAGAAAAGAAACAACTTGAAATCAAAGGAAAAATCCTAGAGCGTTCAGGTTATGACGAAGTTATGCACACTGATACATTTGATGGTACAATGTCTGGCATGAACGCTTCTTATTCTGACATGGGTAGCATCAAAGAAAGTATTGAAACTAGAATGAACCGATGAGTGAAACACAAGATTATGAATGGTATGAAACACCTTATGGAAAATTCAGAGTTGCAAAGTCAAGGTTTGGAACGTGGAATAGCTTTGGTGAGAATGGCGAGGGGTTCCTCACAGGCCCCACGAGGGAAAGTGTCCTGGGTGGAACGGCATTCTACTTGGAAGGTAAAGCAACCAATTGGGCAAACTACTACTCGTCTGACTCATATGATGGAACTGTTGGAGGTAAATTATGAAGATCGCGCTAATCACAGACCAGCATCTTGATGGACGCAAAGGTTCTCTAGCGTTCTGGAATTACTTTCAGAAGTTCTACGATGAAGTCTTTTTTCCTACGCTTGAGAAAAAAGGTGTCAGCACCATTATTGATCTGGGCGACACATTTGATAACCGAAAGTCTATGGACTTCAATACTTTCAGTAGAGTCAAAACTCATTACTTTGACAGACTAAAGGACTATCAAGTACATATGATTCTTGGTAATCACTGCACGTATTACAAGAACACTAATCGCATCAACTCTCCAGAACTTCTACTAGAGCAGTATGAAAACATCACAATCTACTCCTCCCCAAAACATCTCAAACTAGGTAGCAAAAAGTTTCTCATGTTGCCTTGGATCAACACAGAGAACCGTGATGATGTTTTCAAGCTACTTGAAACGAGTGAAGCAGACATTTGTTGCGGTCATCTTGAACTGAATGGATTTGAGGTAACACCTGGCATGAAGATGGATCATGGAATGGATTCCAGTTTGTTCCATCGTTTCAAACGTGTATGGTCGGGACATTTCCATCACAAGTCAAAGATGGGTAACGTCCAGTATCTTGGCAACCCTTATCAGATGTATTGGAATGATTATAAGGACCCTCGTGGATTCCATATCTACGATACTGAAAGTGATAAACTTGAGTATATCAGAAACCCGTTTGAAATCTTCGACAAAATTTTCTATGACGACACCAGTTTGGACTACAACAAACAAGACGTGTCTGATTATAAAGACAAGTTCATCAAGATCGTCGTCAATGAAAAGCGGGACTACCAAATGTTTGAAACACTGGTTGATCGTCTTTACAACGTAGGAGTACACGATGTCAAGATCGTTGAAACACTAGTTGAAGAAGATACTGCTGACATCGAAGTATCAACGAAAGATACACTCACTCTTCTGAATGAATATATTGATGAGGTAGAAATGTCCGTCAATAAATCTGACCTCAAGAGCTTGATGAGAACTCTATATATTGAGAGTTGCAACGTCGCCTAACATGTATATTGTAACCCTGGAAGATCACCCAGATGGTGTTTATTCTGTCTTTGATGAGACTGAGGATAGGGTTATTCCTATTTTTCAGGAAGAGGACGACGCTGACAGATACCTGATGATGCTTGAGGAGGATCCAGATTATCCCCCCATGCAGATTGTAGAGGTTGACGACCATGTTATAATTACTGCATGTCAGGAGAGAGGACATAGATTTTCTGTCATTACTTCTGATGATTTTTTGATCCCGCCCGATGATTTAGAATGATTATTTTTAAAAAGATCCGATGGAAGAACTTCCTTTCTACAGGGAATGTCTTTAGTGAAGTGGATTTGCAAGGAGCAAAAACAAATTTAATCGTTGGGTCCAACGGAGCAGGTAAGAGCACCATTCTAGATGCTCTTACCTTTTCTCTCTTTGGCAAACCTTTCCGTAAGATCAACAAGCCTATGCTTGTGAATAGTATCAACGAGAAGGATTGTCTTACCGAGATTGAATTCTCCATTGGTAGGAGCGACTATAAAGTTGTTCGCGGGATCAAACCCAACAAGTTTGAGATCTACTGCAACGGACAACTCTGGAACCAGGAAGCATCTGCTGTAGATCAGCAGAAGAACTTTGAGGTGAATGTCCTCAAGATGAATTACAAATCATTCACACAGATTGTGGTGTTGGGATCCTCCACGTTTGTGCCATTCATGCGTCTGCCTCTGGCACAACGACGTGAGATCATTGAAGACATTCTTGACATTCAAGTATTCTCTACGATGAATGTTCTGCTGAAGGATAAGGTCAGGGAGAACAACGATGAGATCAAGAAGCTTGACTATGAGATCCACCTGCTAGAAGAGAAGATTGATCTTCAGAAGAACTTCATGCTGGAACTGGAGAAGAAGAACAAGGAAGAGATCGTCCGCAAGGAGAATAAGATCACTGAATTGTTACAGAATGAAAACACAAACCACCAAGAGGTTGCGCGTCTGACTTCTGAAGTAAAAAAACATTCTAAAGAAATGGAAGAGATGTCTAACTCTTCAACAAAATTGAAGAAGTTAAACACTTTTCTCTTTAAAATACAATCAAAACTTTCATCTTGTCAAAAAGAACATGCTTTCTTTGCTGACAATCATGTGTGTCCCACCTGCACTCAAGACCTGAGTGAAGAGTTTAGACAAACTAAGATTGCTGAAGGAGAAGGGGAACTTACTAATCTCCAGACTGGTCTAGAAGATCTGCTGGATGCAATCTCTAAGGAAGAGGAACGGGAAAATGAATTCACAAGACTATCTAAAATTGTACTTGAACTCAACTCTTCTATTTCTCAGGCTAACTTCCAGATTTCTTCAGTCAGAAAATCAATTTCCGATATTGAAAAGGAGATCAAAGAACTAGAGGGCAGCAACCCTGACAAGAAAGCAGAGTTCGTGAAACTTGAAGACTTTGTTAAGAATAAAAAAGATTTGGGTGCTACCCAGGCAGAAAACAAGAAGGATCGTGATACATTACTAGTGGCATCGCAGTTGTTGAAAGACAACGGGATCAAGACTAGGATCATCAAAACCTATCTCCCAGCGATGAACCAACTCATCAATCAGTATCTCCAGCGCATGGACTTCTACGTGAATTTCACACTGGACGAGAACTTTGAAGAGATTATCAAGTCCCGTTACAGAGATGTGTTTTCATATGATAGTTTCAGCGAAGGAGAGAAAGCTCGTATTGATATCGCTCTTCTGCTTACTTGGCGTTCTATTGCTAAGCTTAAGAATTCTGTGGATACTAATCTACTTATCTTAGATGAAATCTTTGACAGCTCTCTAGATCAACAAGGTGGTATGGATCTGAGTTGGATCCTACGAAACTTTGATGAGAACTCTAACGTATATGTCATCAGTCATAGAGAAAATCTAGATGGTAAGTTTGACAGAACTATCACAGCGGTGAAGGAAAAGAACTTCTCCGTCATCCAGCAGACAGTTTCCGAACTGGACTAGGGGTGCCCTCAAGGGGGTGCCCCTTTTGCTATGCTTGTTCCACAAGCGAAGACACCAGATGAACCAAGAGATCAAGGGCAACCTCGCCCGCCTGCTAGCGACCGAGAACCTGATTGTAGAGCACCGCAAGGTCCCTACAGCATCCTTTGACGTGGATCGCCGTGTGCTTACCCTGCCGAACTGGGACCGCGCTTCTAGCGTCGTCTATGATATGCTGGTGGGTCATGAGGTGGGTCATGCTCTCTTCACCCCTAATGAAGACTGGACTATTAAGTGCAAGTGTCCTCAAGACTTCATGAACGTGATTGAGGATGCACGTATTGAGAAGCTGATGAAGCGCAAGTATCCTGGTCTTCGCAAGTCTTTCGCTGGTGGTTACAAAGAACTCAACGATCAAGATTTCTTCGGTATTTGTGGTGATGATCTGAATACCTACAGCTTGATTGATCGCATCAACCTGCACTTCAAGATTGGTGCTGGTGCTCTCATCCCCTTCTCTGTTGAGGAGCAGGTGTTTGTTGATCGTACTGATGCTGCAGAAACCTTTGATGAGGTTTGCCAGATTGCTGTTGATGTGTATAACTTCAGCAAGCAAGAGAAAGTGCAAGAACAAGCACCTGCTGAAATGCCTGCCAACCAGCAACAGCAAGGTGGCGGTGGTAGCATGACTCAGAATCAGGGTGAATCTGAATCTGAGACTGATGGTGAAGAGGGAGAAGAGAATAAGGATGGTGGCACTCCTAGTGGCAATCAATCCTCTCAACAGCAAGAAGGTGGTGAAGAGATGGGTAATGATCCTGGCGAAGAAGGTTCTGAAACTCAGAGCAACTTTGATCGTGCCGCTGAGAAACTGACTAACCGCAACGCTAACAATCCTGTCTATGTTGAGATTCCCGAATCTGTGGATCTTCCTGATTATGTTGCTGACTGGACTGAAGTTCATGATTGGATTGACGAACAACGCGAAGCCTGGATTGGCAGTGATGGATACAAGCGTGATGAAGCATACGCTCATGTAGATTCTGTCTATCGTGAGTTCCGCAAGAACTCCCAGAAAGAAGTGAATTATCTTGTCAAGGAGTTTGAGTGTCGCAAGTCTGCTGATGCTTATGCTCGTGCAGGTCAATCTAAGACTGGCGTGCTTGATACTACTAAGTTGCATACTTATAAGTACAACGACGATATCTTCAAGAAGATTACTATTCTCCCTGACGGTAAGAATCATGGTCTGTTGTTTCTGCTTGATTGGTCTGGCTCTATGCAGCGTGAGATCCTGGCAACTGTCAAACAACTCTTGAACCTGACTGCCTTCTGTAAGAAAGTGCAGATCCCGTTTGAGGTGTATGCGTTCACGAACGATTTCTATCCTGTTCGTCGCGCTAAACAAGGCAAGTCTCAGTACATCTCCAACGACGAATACTACGAAGCAAAGGGTTGTGAATCTGGTAAAATCTTTCTTGGCAAAGATATGTTCCACCTGATGAACTTCATCTCTTCTCGCTCTAACTCTAAGGACTATGAGCGTATGTGTCTCAACCTTTTTCGTGAAGCATATGCCTATGTTTTCCATAGTGGTTATCCCACCACGCTTGGTATCGGTCTGTCTGGCACTCCTCTGAACGAGGGTGTTATCATGATGAACTACATCATCCCTCAGTTCAAAAAGCAGAACGATCTCCAGAAGGTCAATCTGTGTGTCTTGACTGATGGTGAGGCATGTCAATCTTCCTATGGTCGTCAGTCTTACAACGATTACAAAGACACGTATTCTATTCGCCCCCGTCGCATTGATTACGATACTTGTCTGCGTGACCGCAAGACTGGACGTGTCTATACTAAAGTTGGTGACTGGAACAAGACCACCAACGTCTTCCTTCAGCAGCTGCGTGATCGTAATGCTGGTGTGAATGTGCTTGGTTTCCGTATCATGGGTGGTAGTGGTCTCTCTAACTTTGTTTGCACCTATGGTGACCTTACTCAATACGATAAGGTTCAGAAGCAGTGGAAGAAAGAGAAGTCTGCCATCATCCCCAACCCCAAAGCATTCACTGCTCTCTATGCGATTAGTAACAACTCCCTTGACGAGGAAGTTGAATTCAATGTAGAATCGGGTGCCAAGAAAACTGAGATCACCAAAGCATTCAAGAAAATGCTTGGTTCTAAATCTGCTAACAAGAAACTTCTAAATTCTTTCGTGGAGTACGTTGCATGAATATTTTTGTCACACATCCCTTCCCTGCAGAAAGTGCTATCTGTCTTCCCGATAAACATATTGTCAAGATGCCTTTGGAATGCTGCCAAATGCTTAGCATTATTGCTTCTCCTTGGTATCATTCTTACGGAACTCTGGGAAAGGGAGACGGGACGCCCTATAAAACAGAGAAAGGTGCTTTTCGCAACCACCCTTGTACGAAGTGGGCGGCAGACACTGTGGATAACGCCTATTGGCTCATCAAGTGGGGACTGAATTTGTGTGATGAATACACACTAAGATATAATAAAACACATGCCTGTGAGAATACTTTGATCCAGGCATACTACCTTTTCCCCAAAGGTAAGTTGGATAAAGTGACACCATTTGCCCGTGCTATGCCAGATGAATATAAACTTGACACTAGTATTACAACATTTGACGCATACAAAATGTATATCGCATCCAAACCATGGGTAGCAGATAACTACTTACGTATGCCAGTTCGCAAACCGTCCTGGGTCTGACGCCAAACCGCCCAACCTGCCCTATACTAAGTTCATCAACGCAATGACCTCCATGCCCCGCAAGTCCGACGTTACTACTGAGCAACTGACTTCTTACCTGTCCCAGAACTTCGGCAACGATATCAACGCTGCCATGGTTCAGGATGCCTGTGGCGTCTTTGGTGTGACCTATGCAACTGGCACCAAACGCCTGCGTGACTTCTATGTGCGTCGCGGCACTTGGAACCTGACCGTGCAGGAGAAACTGGAGCAGACCTATCAGGCACCTGCTGCTGCCCCTGCTATTCGTGTTACCGAGCAGGAACATACCAGCCTTGTTCCCGACAAAGATACCAATTATGTCCCGTTCGGGAATTTTTCTGATGTGAAAAAAGTCCTGCAATCTAACCTGTTCTATCCTGTGTTCATCACTGGTATGTCTGGTAATGGTAAAACTTTCTCTGTTGAGCAAGCATGTGCTGCTCTAAATAAAGAGTTGGTTCGTGTCAATATCACCATTGAAACTGACGAGGATGATCTTATTGGTGGTTTTCGTCTTGTTAATGGCGAAACTGTTTGGCACAACGGTCCTGTCATTGAGGCACTTGAGCGCGGAGCTGTGCTGCTTCTAGACGAGGTTGATCTTGCCTCTAACAAGATTCTGTGTCTGCAATCTATTCTTGAAGGTAAGGGTATCTTCCTCAAGAAGATTGGTCGCTATGTTCAACCCGCTAAAGGATTCAATGTTATTGCAACTGCAAATACTAAAGGTAAAGGCAGCGATGACGGTCGCTTTATTGGAACCAATGTTCTCAATGAAGCATTCCTTGAGCGTTTCGCCCTGACCTTTGAGCAAGAATATCCCACCGTTCAAGTAGAAACCAAGATCCTGCAGAAAGCATCTGCTTCTATCGGTTCTGTTGATGAAGAGTTCTGTGCCAATCTTGCCAACTGGGCAGACATCATCCGCAAGACTTTCAAGGATGGTGGTATTGATGAAGTGATCTCTACCCGTCGCTTGGTTCATATCATCCGTGCCTATGCTATCTGGAATGATCGCATGAAAGCAATCAAAGTTTGTGTCAATCGCTTTGATGACGAAACCAAGCAATCTTTCATTGAACTCTATGATAAGATTGACGCTAACGTAGAAACCAAGGAGGAGGAAGATGCCCCAGCTCCGTTCTGATAAATTCCACGGTTACGTGAATAGTCTTGCCGTTCTTGATAGCGGCAAGACTGTCAAGATCCTAGGTGGCGAGGGTCTGAAGTTGTTTGTCAAAGACCTTGACGGCAACCTCCAAGAATGCTACCATAGTAATATACAGATGATCTGGAACAAGTGAAATGACTTTCAAATATAATGAAGACGCGATCATTCAAGAGATGCGTGATTACATCACAGATACTTACCGCCAACACTATGCTACTGGCGGTGAAGATGGTATCCAAACTCTCGATCTGATTGCTGCATGTGGTGATGGTGAGGCATTCTGCCGTAGCAACATTCTGAAGTATGCTTCTCGCTACGATAAGAAAGGCACTGCCCGCCGTGACATCATGAAGGTTCTGCACTATGCTGTGCTTCTCCTTCATTTCAACGATCAAAATGCAAACCGTGAAGAGTACCACCGTCCATGAGTAAAGTTATCCTTTCTAAAAAGACCCTTGATGTCCTCAAAAACTTCAGCACAATCAATTCCTCCATTGTATTCCGTCAAGGAAGCACAGTACGCACAATTAGCAATGCAGAGAACATACTCGCAAAGTATGCTGGCGAAGAAGTATTTCCTGTGGACTTCGCAATTTATGATCTTAGTCAGTTCCTTTCTGGGATCTCTTTGTTTAGCGACCCTCAGCTTGAGTTTGACAACGAAACTTTTGTCAGCATTCGTGGCGGTCGTCAGTCTGCTCGTTATTACTTTTCAGATCCAGAGATTACGCTCAAGGCTGCACCCGAGAAAAATGTGAAGTTTCCTGGTGCTGATCTGCAATTCAATCTGTCTGGTGAAGATCTGATTGCTCTGCAGAAAGCATCTGCTGTTTATGGTCTGCCCGATCTCACTTTCCAATCTGAAGAAGGCGAGAACACTATCAAACTCATCCTGCGTGATAAGGAGAATGATACCAGCAATACTTACGAGCAATCCATTTCTGGTTGCTGCACTGGCACTTATTCATTGGATGTCAAAATCGACAACATCCGTCTCCTTCCAGGAGATTATACGGTCAAAGTTTCTAAGCACCTTATCTCTGAATGGACCAACGCGAACGTTGATCTGACTTATTACATTGCACTGGAGCCCTGATGAAACACATCCTATTCACTCTGAAGGAGTGTAACAAATCGTTCTTAGATGACGAGAAGTTTGTAAGGGATGTTGTTTATCAGGCATCAGTAAAGTGTAACTCAACTTTGCTTGCTCTCAACTCACACAAGTTTGAACCTCAGGGTGTGACTTGTGTGGCGATGTTAGCAGAGAGTCACATTAGCATCCATACTTGGCCTGAACTAGGTATGGCAGTCTGTGACATCTTCACCTGTGGGGATCATACGAAACCCAAACGAGGTGTAGAATATATGAAGATGATGCTTGACGCTAAAGACATCATCAGTAAATCGTTTGTGCGACCTTTGGAATGACCTATCAAAAAGGTACATTTTTCCTTGACAAGCATACACATAAGGTGTATATTTTTGATGGGAAAGAATGGTGGGAGATTGTCCCAAGTTCTTATTTGAAAAAACCTGATTGGACTTGATAATGAGTAAAGAGTTTCTGTGGGTGGAGAAATACCGCCCTAGTATTGTTGAAGATTGCATCCTCCCTGCGAGCACAAAAGAAGTGTTCCAGGGTTTTGTAAATCAGGGGGAACTGCCTAACCTGCTGCTGACGGGCACTGCAGGCGTCGGGAAGACCACCATCGCCAAAGCTATGTGTGAGGAGATTGGTGCCTCTTACATCGTCATCAACGGGTCCGACGAGGGGCGTTTCCTTGACACGGTACGCAACCGCATCCGCCAGTTCGCTAGCACCGTCTCCCTGACCTCTGGAGCGTCCCACAAGGTCGTTATCATTGATGAGGCAGACAACACCACCAACGACGTGCAGCTCTCCTTGAGGACCGCCGTAGAGGAGTTCCACAGCAACTGCCGCTTCATCTTCACCTGTAACTTCATCAACAAGATCATTGAACCACTGCACTCACGCTGCACGGTTGTTGATTTTCGTATCAAACCTGAACAAGCAACTCATCTGCAAGGAGAGTTCTTTACTCGTTTGAAATCTATTCTCACCCACGAATGTGTTGAGTATGAAGACAAAGTTCTTGCTAAGCTTGTCAAGCGTTATTATCCTGATTGGCGTCGTCTTATTAATGAGTGTCAGCGTTATGCCGCTACTGGTAGCATTTCGTCTGCTATCCTTGTTGATGTTGCTGATGTTAATCTTGATTCTCTCCTGTCGGCGCTGAAGAAAAAAGAATTCACCACCGTCAAGAACTGGGTAGTTCAGCACCTAGATAATGATCCCAGCATGGTGATGCGTAAGATCTACGATAGTTTGTACGATGTTTTGAAACCTTCTGCTATCCCAGAAGCAGTTCTTATCATCGCAAAGTATATGCGTGACATCAGCGTTGTTCCAGATCAAGAGGTAAATCTACTAGCATGTCTCACAGAAATTATGATGAGTTGCGAATTCAAGTGAATAAGACAACTCCCCAAAATGTAGCAGAAGCAAACGAAGCATTGTTTCGTGCTACAATGAACTTACCTTCTGCTGCTGCTCATTGTGGCATGACGAAGAAAGAAATGAAAATGACCTTCCTTGAGTATCTTAAATATCATGGCCCAGACTACCAAATCCCTGAAGACACCTCTTCGCTATCCAGGCGGGAAGAGTAGAGCAGTATCTAAACTGTTCCAATACATGCCTTCTCTTGCGGACTACAATGAGTACCGCGAACCATTCTTGGGTGGTGGATCTATGGCACTTGAAGTAACCAAGCGTTATCCTGCTTTGGATATCTGGGTGAATGATCTCTACGAACCTCTCTATAATTTCTGGCGAGAACTTCAGGATAATGGCAAAGAACTTCAGGAACATCTTATTAAACTCAAAGAGGGACATGACAATCCAACTAAAGCAAAGTACCTTTTCCTTCAGTCAAAAGAATATCTCACAGAAGATTCCAAGAAATGTACAAATCTTGGTCGTGCCATTAGCTTTTACATTGTTAACAAGTGCAGTTTTTCTGGTCTCACTGAGTCATCGTCATTCTCAGCACAAGCATCAGATTCAAACTTCTCCATCGCTGGAATTGAAAAACTGACAGGGTATCAGGAACTAATTAAAGATTGGCGCATAACTAACTTGTCATACGAACACCTGCTGACCGATGACAAAGCAGTATTTACTTATCTTGATCCTCCTTACGATATTAAGGACAACCTCTATGGGCGTAAAGGATCAATGCACAAAGGATTTGATCACGATACTTTTGCTGTCGATTGTGATTGCTTTGTTGGTCCTCAACTGATCTCATACAACAGCAGCAACCTTGTCAAGGAGCGGTTCGAGGGATGGACAGTTGGAGAATTTGCACATACTTACACCATGCGCTCCGTGGGGTCCTATAATACAGATCAGGCAGAGCGCAAAGAGCTCATCCTCCACAACTACGCAACGGTACTGGCAAATGAAGTGTGAAGTTACCCTCTATAAAGCAGGCACGGTCTTCAAGGAAGAAGTGATTGCCCGTGACTATCAAGATGCTCGCCAGGTTGCTATTGCTCGCAACCCTGGCGCTAAAATTGTGAGTGTTACTGCTAAGTTCTAATGTGGAGACTATGGTGCAAAGCACTGGGAGAGAAAGCATCCTATGCTAAACGAGAAGCAGACTACGTTGCTGGTATACGGACTATTATATTTTTCACTTATTTCACTACTAATTTATTCATTATCGCGGGGGTCGTAAGGCACTGGAATGACATACCAACTGAAAGATTACCTTTACTCAATCAACCAATCAAAGAAGAACATCCTAGATGATGATACTGATGCTGAGCGAGGTTATCCTCCTTACATTGTTAATAGGTGCCTCAGTTCTTTCACTGATACTATCCTCTTTGTAAATGAGATGAATAAGAACCCTCATCTCCCAAAGAAGATGCAATATGATTTTTTACTAAATAGTGTCAAACCGAGGAAGCGTTTCTCTCCTTGGGCGAAAAAAGATTCTATTGATTATCTTGAAGTAGTAAAAGAGTATTATGGTTATAATGACGATA